ACTCTGACAGAGTGCTAGCAATAGCAGAACCTAATCGTTGTTTTTCTTTTACAGAAAGATCCTTTGGTTTTTTTCTAACTTTAGGAGCTTTTTTATTAGTTATATCTTTTAAAAGTTTTTCAACTTTTTTAAAATCGGACTCGGAAGGATTTTCAGGAATTTCGTCCATATATGTATTTATAATTATATTGTAAAAATTTTGGGGGAACTATTGTTCCCCCAAAAAAGATTAAGAATGTTGACCGTATCTTGGATGTTTATGAATTAAACCTCGCGAGTTTAGGTATTCTGCCAATACTTCGATACTATCAGTATCAAGTTTCATATTGGTATTTGTATACCTACCACCGTCATAAATATGAATTGTGTTACTTTTATAACAAGTTATAAAAATTGACATTCCTCCATTATCTATGATAAAAGACCATTTACGGTCATCTTCTGGTGTATATTCGATAGCATCAATTTTATCCACGGTATAGCCCATATCACGTAGACGCTTAATGCAATATGATTTTGTTGATATTTTGTTTGACATAAATTATTCTTCGATTTGGGGTTCGGTTTCAATTTCGGTTTCTTTTAAGAACACGGGTTTGTTTACGATATAATTAATAATATCGAATATATCTTCTGACTCAATATCTGTTAAGATTTTGGTTGAAGAAAATAAATCGAACATTTGAGAACCGTGTTCCGAACGATTAACATTGTAAGTTACAATGATATTTTCTTTTCCTTGATTTACAATCGCAGACCAACATCTGCAATCAGTATGATTATATACTATATCAAGTTTTAATACGGAACATTCTGAGTTCCTAACTTTTCCGGCGAATGTGTTGTAGTCCATTTTATTTAATTAGTGGAGTTGTTATATATTTTAGGTTTGAGTTGCTGTTTTCGATTTCAATATACATGACACCATTATCATTTAATTTCATCGAAAAATCGTTTTTGGATTTCAATACAAGTCGCAAAATATCTACATCGTAGATTTTATTTGGAACTTTGGTAGTCACACCTTCTGCAACATGGATTTTAATATCATCCGTGTGATTTGAGGTTGAGGACTTGTCTCCAAAGTAAAAGAAAACATCTTCATCTTCTTGTTCAATATAGAACTTGGATGTTTCGGCAGAAAATTCTAATGCCTTTTTAATGTTTACGACTTTGCTTGCGTTAATGTTCACTTCATGGTGAACGGAAAATTTCTTGAATACTTCAAGATTGAATTTTGGAACTTCAACGAGATTATCATCTAGTAATCTAATATTGAAGCGAATTTCTTTTGTTGCGAAAGTTAGAGTATTATTTTCTTTTGAAATATCTAACGATACAAACATTTCATCGTTTGCTACGCAACCTAATCCTTTGATTAGTTTTAAAACATTTAAACTACAACGTTCAACAGAGTCTTCTGTGTGAAGAGGTTTATACGTATTGTAAAGATTGATTGTTCTAGACTTTGTTGCTGAAATTGAGTAAAGATTTGTTCCATCACAGAAAAGGGCAATTTTACCTTCTCTGTTGAGTTCATTGATAGGATTAATGAACTCGTTTACAAATTCTTTAGGATTGATCTGGATTATCATCTATAATTTCTGTTTCTTGTTGAGGTTGTTCTTTGCTGAGTAGTAAAGTAAGCGATTCTACTGCTTTTGTCAACTTGTTTAGTTGAGTTTTTTGTGCCTTTACGTTATTTTTCAATGCTTTAATTTCTAAGATAAGTGCATCACGAAATTGTTTCTCGTCTTCTAAATATGTTTTAGATGCACGGTTATAATCTGGCATTTCGAATCCTCCTACAGATTCAAGATTTGTTGTTAAAGGTTGTTGAGCAGGCACTTGCTGACCATAACCATTTGGCATTGGAATAAATGTTGCATTTGGTGGAGGTAAAACACCATCAGGAATATTCGGCTCTACTGGAATATTATTGTAAGCTGGTGCAACTTGTTGCTGATAATACTGCTGTTGTTGTGGAGGCTGATGATACTGCTGCGGATTATAATGTTGTGGATAAGGAGCGGATTGTTGTTGTGGAAAACTATTTCCTCCATTTCCTAAAAATCTTCTAAAATCAGTTCGGTTATATTTTAAACCACTACCTGCAAGAGTTTGCTTCATTTCTCTTTCGCAAGAAGCGGCTAAAAAGGCTATGTCTCTATTATCGTCCATAACCATATTTAGCCGCTTCCTTTGAAATTTTCAATTAATCTTCGGTAAGAAGTGCATCTAAATCATCTAAATCGTCTGATTTTGATTTACCCATAGGGATTTCATCATCTTCTGGTTTAGTGGTTAGATCAATCTTTTTCTTTGGAGAAACAGTAACTTCTTCTTCCTCTTCAAGTTCATCATCTGGTGATGCACTTGTTCCAAACCAATGCTTGTCAAGAATCTTCTGAATTTCGTCTTGAGGTTTTACTTCTGGAATAAATTCAGACAAATCATGAGCACTGTTAAGGATTTCACGAATTTGTGATTCGCTGAGTCCAAGGTCTTCTGCGTCATCGAAAGTAGTTTCTGAATAGTTGTTATAACCAGCCTTTTCAGTAACTTTAACAATTAAACTACGACCCTTCTCAGAAAGATCAAGTGCCTTAGCACCAATCTTTTTAGACATATCTCCGAAAATCGCTGAGTGGATTTTCTTGTAAATGTCGCTGATAGGTACTCCTTCACGATCAACTTGCGCTGGATAAGGAATTGCAACAACGTCGCCAATCTTTTCCTTTGCATCAGGATCATCACCATCTACAGAAACAAGATAAGCGTTAACAGCTTGTTTACGCTGTGGGAGCAGCTTGTAAGAAGCCTTTTGTTCAACTTCATCACCTCTTTCTTTTGCCTTGGAATAATGATCCCATTGGGTCTTTTTAAAGAGGTCTTCTTTAATACCTGCGTCTTGTGGAGAACGCCCGCCATAAACATATGTTCCATCAACAGGACTCTTAAATCCTACTTCTTTGTATGTTACAAAGGTGTTGTTTACATCCTTGATATAAGGAATGAGACGTAATACATATGTGCAATTTTTCTTAAATTTTAAGATTCTTGGATCGCCTTTATAGCCACCCTTTTCTTTTTGAATCTTAGTTTCTTCAACTGCTTTGACTTGGTTAATAATATCTTCTAGGTTTAATGACATAATTTTCTAATTTTTCTAATTTTTTCTCAATCAACTGTTTTGATGCTATCGCTAACAGCTACATATACTTATACTACACTTTTCAATTTTCTGCAAGTCTTTTTTGCAAATATCCTGAAATTTTTCTTTTAAGTTCAGAAACATATTCCGTAGTTTTCTGACTACTACGAAACCTGTTTAATAAAACATTTAATTCTACATCTGAACCATAATACAATTCAAATTCATCTTTTGGTAAATTGTTTAACATTTCAAAAAATCCGGGAATTCCAAAAACAGAATACCAAGAAATTTTATGTTCCTTAAGATGAATTAAACAATCATTTTGCGAAACAGAACAATGTCTCACATACAATTCTAAAGGAATCTTTTTTCCTTCACAAAACTGTGCTATAAATTTAAAAGAATCTTTGATATAATCAAGTTGTTCTTCTGGACTGCTTTGCAGCAAAATTTTATAATATGCTATACAAGTGCTTATTCCTTTTTGACTTCCAAAAAATTTTAATGAATAGTATTTCTTTTCATCGCTATAAATTTTGTATGGTGCATCAAAATACGTTTTATTAAAAAACGCAGGATATTTCTGAAATACCTTTTCTATTTTTTGCAGACTAGTTAATTTTTCTATATCTGTTTCCACATCAGAGAAATCTTTTTTTGCTCTGAAAGGTTGGTTATTATTAATTCTAAATGCTCTTAGATAAAGATTGTAAATTTGTTTTTGATTTTCTGACAAACTCATTTTTTAATTTTTTTAGATTTGTTGAGAACAGGATAACGATATGCCATATACTCTACAATAGAGTACCATGAAGTTTCAGAAAGTTCAACTAATAACTTTTTAAGTTCTGGATTTTTCTGAATCACAATAAACATAGTAACACAAGAAACAGGTTTATTAGTAATAAGTGTAATCAGACTACCAAACTTGTTTATCAAGTCTTCAAGTTCTTGGGTTACAATTTGGGTATTAGCACATGGAGAAATAAATTCATCATTAAACATCTTTTATATTTAACATTGACTCATTAAAGAATCAAAGTCTAAAATACTAGAAAGAGGTGTTTCTTTATCAAATGACTCCATTTCAGGCATATCACCTTCTTCGAAGAGCCTTAGAGTATCATAGTCGATACGAAGATAGCCTTCTCCACCTTTAGCGCCATCTCTAACCTTTTTACCTCCAAATCTAATGATGCTTGCTTCACGATCTTCATCAGTTTGCCAAATGTTAACATGTGCATCAAAATCTGCAAGTTGATCCCAAGAACCTGCCATGTTATCAAGGCCAGGATTGTTAGCTTTATGACTACTACGATTAAGTTGTGCAACAGTTAAAATTGGTGCTTCAATTTGATAAGATATGCCACGACACTCTTGAACAATATATTGAAGCTCTGCATGTTTAGAATTTTGCGAAACAGAAGGTTTTAAAAGTGCATGACCATCAATACAAAGAAGGTCTGGATTAATACCCTTTTTATCTTTTAATTTTTTAAGATATGCATAAACGTTTTTCGCAGAAACTCCTTTTGTAGGAACTTCTTTAATAATAAACTTTGAAGAGTATTTGTTTTTAAAGTTTTCAATTTCCTTTTTATACTTTTCAATATTATCTCCAAGCAAGTTAATAGCAATTCCTGTAAGCATTCCAGAGATTCTTTTTGCATATCGCATTTCACTCATTTCTGGAGAAATGATTACCACGTTCTTGTTTTGTAAAATAACATTAAGTGCAATGTTTGCAAGAAAAATACTCTTACCAACATTTGTTTCTCCACCAATGTCATAAATTGCTTTACCTTCTTTTTGAAATCCTCCACCAAACGCTTCGTCAAGAGTTCGGTATCCTGTAGAGATAAAACTATCTTTTTGTTTTAGATAATCTACTACTCTTTCATTGTCACTAAAGTAGTCTAAGCCAAAGTTATCAATCAGTGTAATTTGATGAATCTTCTCACTTTCTTTTTGAATATCTTCAAGATTAAATTCTTTGTTAGAAGCTTTTTCGTCAATAGCTTTTTCCATTAACAATGAATACTTTCTTTGCTTGATAAAGTATTCAGTGTTATTAACAAGTTCATTTTCATTATATTCAGAATCCAATTCTCGAATATATCCAACAACTTTTTTCAAACACTCTTTTAATGTTAAAGTGTTTACTCTACTCTTCAACTCTGTTAGAGTTGGAATACTATTTCGTTCAATATAAAAACTTTTTATAATATCAATTATTTCAGCAATATTACTATCTTTAAAAAGTTTCTTATCAAGGTAATCTATAATTGATGCTATATAAGTGGAATCTTTTTTAAGACAATGTTGAATAATAATCTTCTCAAAAAAATCAAGGTCTATTTTTGCCATTCATTATTATCCTATACTTAGGATGGAAAGTCAAGTTATACTCTGTAAAACTGAACACTGATTATACGACTTTCTAAATTTCTTCCACGAATATATTTGCTACTAAACCACTCTTCAAAAAGAGATGAGTCAGGCATATTACTACGATATGATGATTTCTTAATATAAGAATCGAACAGTTCACCAATAGTAAACTGTTCGATCTTATTTGTTTCATCATTTTTTCTACGAACAGCTACGTCACCTTCGTTTTCAATAATAACTCTGTTAATTACAGGCTTACCTACGATATTTCCGGTTGATTTAATAACTGCTTCGATCATGTCTCTATTTACTAGAGACTATATTTTTTTTCTACTGCTTCGCAAAACTCTTTGTTTTTTAAGAAGGATTCCATAAGTTCATCATCTTCTTCGATGTCTGAGCGACGACGTTGCCTTTCTTCACCTTTAATTGTATACCAACCTTGTTTTGGGTTGTCAATAAAGTTTAGTTCAACTGCAAGATCAAAGATGCCAGAGTAACGATCTACACCTTCTCCGAATCGCACAGAAACAGGGAATTTAGCGTTCTCACGCACATAACGTGACAATCCAGCCACAAGAGTAAATTGAAAGCCTGCAAGAGAGTCTTTACCTTCTACCTTTTCTTTTTCTTGTGCCTTTGTAATAAAGAGAAGAGTGTGTGCGGCATATTGTGCGCCTCGTCCACCAGCAGCAACTTCTTTTGAATACATTTCTTGTGTTTGATAAGAGTGATTTACAATAATCATTGGAATTTGCTTAATTGCTGCTTCTCCTGTAATAATACGGAAAAATGATTTAAGCTGTTTTGCTCGCGTCATATCAGCAACTTGCTTGTTATCTTTTGCATCTTCTGTTTCTTTTAAAGAACGAAGCATACCAATAGAGTCAACACAAATTAAAACTCTATCACCTTCGGAAATATCTTCCATAAGATTTGCAACGTCTGATTTTAAATCTTCAACAGAGCGAATTGGACGATGATCAATACGTTCTGTGTTTACTCCTGCTTTTTCAAAATAAGACGGAGTGCTACCAAGCTCACTATCATAAAGAACAATAATATAATCATGTCCTTCATTTTCTTTTTGAAAGCCTTTCATAATTTCAATCATGAAATTAGTTTTAAAGTGCTTTGGTGGTGCAGCAATTTGAACAATACCTTTTGGTAATCCACCATTTAACCTGCCTGATAATGCAAGATTAAGAAGCGGAACATTTGTTCCAATAAATTTTTCGTCTGTAAAATATCTACTATTCTTTAATGTTTCGGGTTTTAATATTGTATTTTTTCTGAGTTTTTTAAGTAAGTCTGACATACATTACAATATACACCACAAGAAAACAAATTTCAACAAAAAAAAAACGAGAAGGATTTCCTTCTCGTTTTTAATACACTCGATTTTTAATTTTTAATCTTTAACCTTGACACACACCACCTGCACAACACGATTCAGAAACACTCTTGTTCATTTTAGCATATTCTTTTAGCGTATTCTTTTTTGTCTTTTTGCGTTCTTTATTAAAGGTTTTGATTTTTGAATCTTCCCAACCTAAAAATTCTTTTAGGCAAAAATCAATAGGTAGTTGATTATAACTGTTTAAGATTAACAAAAGAGTGTCTAACTCTCCGTTCTTTTTATTTTGTTCTTCTGGATTCATATATTAAAATAGTTTTACAATGTTATCTTCTGCACTTTTAGCAGGTGTTGGTGCTTGTTTTCCGTTTGTTAAATTCTTGTAGTTGTCAATAACATTTTGTGCAAGAATTAAATCTGATTTAAGCACACTATTCTTATCAAATGAGTAAACAAGTTCTTCTGCTGGATTTGCAAGCAAGTTTCTAACATTTACGCTAGGTTGTAGACTAAGCATTTCCAAAGGAATGAAGTTGATATTAATTTGATTGTTTTGACCGCTAATTCCTAAAAATGCAGGATTTTTAACTTTTACGGTTGTGTCTGTTTCTTCGACAAGAGTTGCAACGATTAATTCGCTGACGTTTTTAAGAATGCCTATTACTTTTTCTTCCATATATGATATTAACAAAAGTAATATTAAGTTTTCAACAAAAAACTCTATTTTTTTAAAGTTCCTTGATATTTTCTTTCTAAAAGAGTGTAATTTGATAATGCATTCATATTAAAATAAGATAACATATCGTTATATTCTTTTTGAAGAGTTGTATAATTTTGGATAAAATTTTTCTCTTCATACTCTAATAAACGAACTAACTCTTCTTTTGAAATCCAACGTTCTTCAAAATAATCTTTTCTTATTTCTTCAATATCTCTCTTATCGAATATGATATAATATAACCTTTTAGTTTTATCCAAAAAGGTCTTCCAATGAGATTTCATGTTGTTTTTTAGGGTCTGGAACATTCCATTTCAATGCATCAAAAATTGGTGTAAGACATTTAATCACACATTTTTCAAACATTCTTATTTTATCAGGTACCAATCCAAACTCTTCGGGTAAATCATCTGGATATGCTATGCCATCAATACCATATTTATTAGGAGTTACTGCTACAAGTTTAATCTTTGTGCCTTCTTTAATCAATGGATATTTATTAGATAAATTATGCATTTTCACTAATTCATTGTAATATAATGCATATTTAACATGATATGGACAACCTTTAACAGTGTTGAAACCTCCGCCTTTATCATAATCTTTTAATACCTTGATAGATGAGCGAACAGAAACTTCTCTGGTAGGCAATTCGAAAAACTTCTCATATGAGTGGAAAAAAGTTTCGTCTGCTTTCTTTTTATCAACCGCATTAAAAATACCCTTTACAATACTCTTTGTAATATTTTTAGTGCTGTCAGAAAAGGTCGATTTCACAACAGACAACCCTTTATATTTCAACTTGTCCATCTTTACTCCTTCTGAGTTTCTGATGTGCATGACATAGTGTTTCTTTGCCACCCAAATTGCTTTAGGACAAGCACTCTCGCGTTTAAACTCA